ATATTTATTAATACCTTTTAAATTAGGCGTTTTAGACAATACGGCAAGCGGAGTTGAATTAAAAAAAATTTTAGATAGTGCAACAACACAATTAAATAATGATCTTCCTACTACACTATTATCTGATCAATTGGTAGTCAATTCTTTAATTGATACAGAATCTAAATATACATACAGCAATGTCTCCATGAATAATAATATTCATAATACTAATTTTTTCATATTTAAAAACAAAATGTCTACAGCATCTAATAATTATATGACTTTATTTGATACTTATATAAATGCTGCTTATGTAAATCCTATAAAAACCGCTGTAACCTATTATAACAAAAATTTTGTACCATCGATAGATCAATCCAATAGTACAAGTGAAATTATGATAAATTGTTCACCTATAGAAATGACTACTAAAGTCGATAATACTGAAAATGTAATGTTTAAAACAGATGAAAAATATGGTTCAAATACTACATCGAACGATTTTATCATAAAGACTATTTTTATAGTGTTAATTTCATTAGTCATTCTTTATTTTATTTATAGAATGGGTAAACATATATGGCAAAATTATATTAAACAGAATCTTGGTTCTGGTTCACAATCGGTGCCCGCTCCTTAATAATTTGTTCTTCTACTTGCATTTCTTGAGGAGGATTCATTTGTTGTAGTAAATCATCCTTTTTCTTTTGTTCAAGAGGTGGTCGTTGATAATTTTGATACAAATATATAAGGAAAAGAATACCAATAATTGGGTTTAAATTCGCAAATAGTATAATGGCTATGATAACGGATGATACCATACCAACCGTTGTATTTAACGCATTTGATAATGGCACTTCTAAAGTTAAATCAAAAATAATTAATATTGCGAGTAATAGCCCAACGACATTCTCTAAATTTAGCAAATTTGATAATTTAGATTTTTTAACTAAACGAGCCATATATAATTATATAACATTAAAAAATTGATTATAATATAAACATTATATCACATATTATTATAATGGCGTATCTTGGTAAAAAAGGTTACACGATATTTAAAAGCGAATATTCAAACACGCAACTTGCTCAAATTAGGAATGAAATGAATGTAAAACCATATTCACCTCATTCAAATACAGTGGTTCAATATCCTATTTATAGAGAGTCAGAGTCAAAGATGTATTTACCCCGTTATTATGGTTTAGAAAAACTGGGCAATTTTACAAATAAATTATCTAAAGGAATCGCGATTGATGTTGCGTTTCAAGGCGAGCTGTTTGATTATCAACATGGTATTATTCAAAAATATATCGATCATGTTGGTCAAAGTGGTGGCGGTTTGTTAGACGTAGAACCCGGTAAAGGTAAAACCGTCATGGCGCTAAATATTATTAGTAAATTAAAACGCAAAACGTTGGTCATTGTTCATAAATCGTTTCTCATGAATCAATGGATGGAGAGAATTGAAACGTTTTTACCCACTGCTCGTATTGGAAAGATACAAGGCAGCGTAATTGATGTTGAAGATAAAGACATTGTATTGGGTATGTTACAAAGTCTTTCCAATAAGAAATATCCTTCCGAACTATGGGAACAATTTGGGTTATGTGTATTCGACGAATGTCACCATTTAAGCGCCGAAGTATTTTCGGAAGTGATGCGCGAAGTTGTCACTAATTATAACTTAGGTCTGAGTGGTACAATGAAACGAAAAGATGGACTGACTAAAGTATTCGAGTATTATATTGGTCCAGTTGTCCACAAAGAAAAAACAGATGTTACTGCTGAAGTATTGGTTAAAGCTGTATATTATGAAAATGAAACCATGTTCGATGATGTAAAAACAGATTTTCGGGGACAGCCTTTATATTCCTGTATGATAAATAAATTAAATCATCCTACACGAATACAGCTCATCATGAATGTCTTAAAGCATGAATTCACTTTGAACGCAAAACAGCAAATCATGATTTTATCCAATACAAAACAAATCATTGATGATTTATATGGGTTTATCAAAGAACTCCCTCAAACGGTCGGCTATTATGTTGGTGGTATGAAAGAAGAAGCGTTAAAAGAGAGTGAATCGAAAGACATTATACTGGCTACGTATAGCATGGCGTCCGAAGGCCTTGATATTAAAACGCTGACTACATTGATCATGGCAACACCCAAATCGGACGTTTGTCAAAGTGTTGGACGTATTCTGCGAAGTAAACATAGTTCACCACTTGTGATTGATGTTGTCGATCGTTCGCATGATGTTTTCAAAAGCCAATTTAAAAAACGATGCGCTTACTATAAAAGCAAGAATTTTAAAGTACATACTTTTAAAACGGAGGAGGAATATATAAAAAATTGATTTGTACTTGATACTATATGATTCATTACAAAATGAAGTGCGCTACCAAAGACCGAAACCTAAAACCTTGCCGCGGAAACGCGACCCATGGTAAATTCTGTAAGATACATTTGTATATGACCGAATATACTGACGAAATGGTGGCTCAAGCAAAACCATGCGGCACCTGTCGAAAAACCTATTATATGGGCGAATATACGACTTGTGAACCGTGTCGCGAACGTGGCACTGCGAATCGAGAGAAAAACAAAGTAGTACCTATTAAATGCGCAAAAGAAGGATGCGCTTTTAAACAGTCTGAAAATAAATATTGCGGGAAACATCAGTTATATGTCTTCTTGGATCAAACAAAAGAATATGGGTTAAAGGCGTGTACCAATGCGGTTCGTGGATGCCGTGAACAGATGGAAGAATCATATACATTTACTCGTTGTCAAGTTTGTTTACAAAAAGACCGAGATAAAGATCATGAAAAACGCGGCGTTGTTGTAAAAGGAAAACAATGTACTGTTTGTTGTAAAGAATATACGGCCGATATGTTTGAAGGTGCGCGTGGACCCACGCTAACATGTAAGTCGTGTCGAGAATCAAATAAACGAGCTGATGAAAAACGTGATGCGGAACATGTAAAAGAACTGGCTCGTAAAAACGCACAAAGGCCTGAACGAAAGGCGGTGAAGAAGGCATGGCTAGAAGAAAACTATGAAAGTGTTGTTATGTATTGTCTGAATTATCGACAGAAACTGATTGAACAAGATTTAGATGGTTTTCACGAACATAACGCAGAAGTTATGAAGGCATGGCGTGATAAAAATCCAGATAAAGTTCAAGCTGCGAACAAGAGAAAGGTTGAAAATGTTGAATGCCAATATGATGTGTATAGAGGTTCTGCTAAATTAAAAAATTTAGATTTTGAATTAACGAAAGAAGAATTTATAGATATGGTTAAAAAAAATTGTGGATATTGTGGAATCATTCAAGACAAAGGATTTAATGGTGTAGACCGAGTTAATTCAACCATTGGTTATATTAAAGAAAATTGTGTAAGTTGTTGCTCGATATGTAATTATATGAAAAAGTGTTTAGATAAACAAACATTTCTACAGAGAGTAGAACATATTGTAACATATAATAAATTTGTAGATGGTGACTTACACCCAGAAGCATTTAACAACCATAAACCAACATTTATATCTTATTTAGAAAAATGCGATAAAAGAGATATACCTTTCGAGATTACCAAAGATGAATTTGACGAATGTGTAAAACAAAATTGTTATTTGTGCGGAAAAGCTAATACATTTACACACACCAATGGAATAGATCGTTTGAATAGTGATATTGGATATACTAAAACAAATATATTTACTTGTTGTGGTAGTTGTAATTACATGAAAAGTAATTCATCTTATAAAAATTTTATGGATAAATGTTTACTCATCCACGAATATAGTATTAAAGATACGAATATTGTAATAGAAAATGTTGTCATAGAAACAAGAGATATTGTAAAGGGTAATAAAGTATCCGTCGAAGAACGAAAAGAACAAAATCGTGTTAACAAAGAAAAACAAAGACAACGACTAATAGCCAAGTATGGTGATGAAGAATATAAAAGAAACCACGCAAAACAGATCGCCGAAAATCGTAAAAAGAAGAATGGCTAATATCTAAAATGTTGGTCAGCATCGATTCATGAAGAATGTTCAATGTGACAACAGCGTGCTTTTGTTGGTCACGCACCGACTGTTATAATTAAAATAATTATATATCAATTATTTTAATTTAAATGAATTTTTATTACTATATTACTATGTGTATGAACAACGACGTACTAATGTATGTCATCAATTTGAATATGCAAGCCCGCCCATTCCGCTCATAATACGTAACACGTTGTAATTGCGGGCGTATACACGGACCTTTGCGGTGTTGGTGCCGGACACAGTCGCATTCGACAAAACAAGTTGGAGGGTCGCGTTATCAATGCGCGAGAAGTTGCAGGAGCCCGACGGTTGGTGCTCCTCAGGGCGAAGAGCGAACGAGTACACGTTGATACCAGTGTCAGGTGTGCGGGTGTGGTGCTGCCAAGGCTGGACCTGGTCGAAGTAGGTGCCCTCGCGCTC